GCAAGAAGCCAATCGCTCTGGGTCTGGACTCGATCATCTGGACGAGCAGACCCGAAATCACATTCGCGAGTTGCGCGAGGAAAACAAGCAACGACGGCATGAACTCCAGCGGCTTCGCGAAGAAAATGACAGGCTTAGGAATCAACAGCAAAACCGCCAGCAAGGGCGACAACGCTATGATTCCGATGGCGACGGCTACGACAATGCTGGTCCCGATGATTCGGGTCAATATGGCGATTCCCAATTTGACGACTATGAGAACGAGATCTTTGCGCGAGAGGCGCAACTTGAGTTCATGGAAGCCGCACTGGATCTAGGTATCACCGACAAAAACGACCGTGACTTTTTCCAGTGGAAACTAGCTAAAGCTTCCGAACATCTCGAAGAAGGCGAAGAGCTTGACGAGGAAACGATAGAGGGAATTGTCAACGAGGTACGCGCAAGAAGCCAAACCTTGAATCAAGGTAGCGGTGGGACGAGCTTTTCACAAGCTCTGCAAAACCCAACTAACGTGCGATCATCGGAAATTGGACCCGAACAATTTAAAAACATGGGAACTCTCGAGAGATCCCAGCTCTACGCTGAGAATCCAGACCTTTATAACCAGCTCGCTGGTCAAGTTCTGACTCGACGCGGGAGACGTTCAAGTCCCACATAGCAAGCCCACCACATGGCGGTAGCTGGTCCTAAGCAAAACAAACCCATTGTTTTGTTAGGAGCTTTAACATGGCGGCTACCGTTGCTTCAGATTTCGTGTTTTCGCCGAAGGTGTGGCAAGACCATATCGCGGCTTATTTCGACAAAAAATTAACTCTCGGTGCTTTTGCGGTAATGGATGACACTCTCACGCAGCGGCCCGGTGAAACAGTCACGTTCCCTTACTTTACAGCGATTGGCGCAGCCGAAGACGCCACAGAAGGCTCTGACCTAACTGTGGACAACATGGCTGACGATTCGTTTAGCGCGACAGTCAAAGAAGTCGGCAAAGCAGTAGGCTTTAAAGACAAGTCTTTGAGGGTTTCTGCGGCGACGAAAGACCGGAATTTTGCGGAAGCGCAAAGCCAAGTTGGTCGCGTTCACGCTGAGAAAGTTGATGCTGATCTTATTACGGAGATCAACACGGGAGCGAACCATGAAACGGGATTTACAGCGTCCGCCGAGGCTGACGTTTGTACCGTTTCAAATCTTTTCCACGCTAAAACAATCGCGTTTGGTGACAAATCCGATCAAGCGGCGGTCATCTTCATGCACTCGTTGCATTACCTGTCAATGGTGAAAGACACAACGACTGGAATGATGAAAGCAGACGCAAATGACCCGATGTATACCGTGCCCGGGTTTATGGGTCGGCTTTTCGGCGCCGCGGTCGTCGTTACTGACCAAGTCCCGGCTGCTGCAGATGTCGGCACGAAAAAAGCCTATGAGTGCTTTATTTGCAAGCCAAATGCTTACGGCATCTGCTTAGCTGAAGAGCTCATGTTTGAACAAGATCGGGACATCCTGGCCCGTGAAACGATCATCACAGCAACCCAGTGGTACGCTGTGAAAGCCTTTCACGCAAAAATCGCGACAGAAGACAAGCGAATTGCGAAAGCCACCTTTGCAACCGAGGTTGCAGCTTAACCTGGGGGCCACACGGCCCCTTTAACCTTTTGAGGTGTCAAATGGGTATGCTCTTAAACAAGACACGCAAAGAGCGACGAAAAAAAAAGCAAGCGGAATCACGGCAAGAAATCAAGCAAGAGCTCAAAAACGAGGAAGCTCTGAAAAAGCCAGAACGACAGGAAGAAGAGCCCAAAGCGGAAACAAGCGCAAAGACAAACGCAAAGACAAAGGCCAAAGCTAGCAAAGAGGGCTGACGATGTTCTCCGCAGCGGAAAAGCTAAAAATAATGTATGCGCTGGGATATCCGGCCAAGACCATCAAATCCGGTACAACGGACTATTCCAAGATCATTAGCGATCGTCTGGACAACCAAGAGACTGAAACCGAGGATCGGGTTAGGGGGCTTTTAAATCAGGTGGACAGCCTGGACACCAAGCTTACCGAGGCGTCTAGCCGGTTTCTGGCTCAGAGTGTCGGCGATATTAAGCTTAATCCGAATGAGTCGAGACTGCTTAAAAAAGAGCGAGCTAGGGTTATTAGGGAGCTCGGCCAAATCCTTGATCTTATGCCTCGCGGCGGGGGCTCAGCTATTGGGGTGCGGGTATGAGTAGTGATCTTGTCCAAAGCTTGATTGATGCGTCTGATGACATTTTAAAGATCCGGGAAGATATTGGCGCGCTTAAAGCCCTGGTCTATCGCGTCACACGGAGATGGACTGGGACTCGACCAGGAGAGGGACACGCAGTTGATAACCGGCGCAAAATGTTCCCCCAGCCTGGGATTCGGGACTATTCGCAGGATGTGCGGCTTGTGGAAGCTGGCTACGTTAAGCAAGGTGACTTGATTCTCACCAATATATCCAAAAAACGCTACGAACGGGCGGACCTGGATGGGTCCACAGCTGGACGAAATATAGAAGAATTTTGGGAAGTTGACGGACGGCTTTTCCGGACCGTCAACGTTAAGGAAAAGCTTGTGACATGGGATGTGCAAATCCGCCCACTAACAAGGAGCCAGTAATAGATGGCGGCTAATATCGCTTTCCGCATGGTGAAAGGTCGCGTTATTCCAATCAAGGTTCCGCTCGGGGCGTCGGGCGGACCAAATGATACTGCCCTGCGAACTGCGATAGGTGGGGCTTTGGGATTAGAGGCCGGAAGAGTAGCGGCACATTATTCGGCGCAGGAAAACCGAGACGTTTTGCGGAAACAAATGAAGAAGAATCAGGTAAAGGCGAAGAAATGGCTTAATGCAGCTGGAGCAAAAAATGTGACCCATATTGGAAGCCACAAAGAAGCTATGAATCAGAAACATTTACCAAAAGCCCTTAAATCAAAACGGTTCTGGCAGAACCTAAAGGATAATGCTTTTCACGTTCAAGATCGAAAATCGGCAAAAAAAGGCAAGCGGAAAAGCTGGATTGTGACTAAGGGAAATCGGGTCAACAGGGATGTTTTAGGCCATGAACTTGGGCACCATAGAGACTATGTCAAACGCGGAAAATTCGGATATTCGGCTGTACTCGGTAGTAAGTATAAGTCGGAAAAGCGAGCATGGAAAGAATCACCAATTCCTCGCACGAAACAAAACAGAAAGCTTCGTGATAATGCGTTAGAAACTTATCGAAAGGAACGTGACTATACCCGTGGCGGATTAGCACTTGGATCAGTTATTGGTGCCGTAACATCAATTGCGTTCAAAAAGTCGCTTTGAAAGGTTGAATAAGATGGCGAGTAACCCAAACGTCAAATTTATCAGAGTCAAAGGACGAGTAGTTCCAATCATGCCCAAAGAAGGGCGTTTATCCAAGGCCCGGCGCAAAGCCCAACGGAAAATGAAGGGTAAATTCCAAGATCCTGGCCCCAATCAACAACCAAGGCCATATAAGAGCCGGAACGCAGCTCGAAAATTTGGCCGGGGATTTAAGCGAGGTGGAAAGCTTGCTATTGGATACGGCGGGTTGACTCTCGCAGGATACGGAGCCAAGAAAGCCTGGGATAACTCTGAAGCGCAAGGAAAAGGTGCTCTCATCGGTGCCGGAGTCGGATCAGGAGTAGCCGCCGGCCATTATGCGTCCATCGCTAAAGATCCAAAAAAGCGAAAAGCTTTTAATATCGCCATGGCAAGGACTAAGGGAGCGAAAACTGCCCTAGCTCTCGGGGCTGCGGCTGCTATCGGTAGTTACTCAGCTTTGGGTGCCACCTTCGGTAAAGCTATTGATCAGTCTAAAGGCAGAAAGTAATGGCCAAGAACGACGATGTCGTATTCCGCAGAATAAATGGGCGTGTCGTCCCGATTAAAAAGAAGAAATCGGGGAGCTCTAGCTCTCGTAGTCGAAAAAAAGACGACGAAGGCAAGCTATCGAAAGGAGCGAAAGCTGCGGTTTCGGCTCAAGCATCGTATGTCGGGGGAGTCAAAGCCAAGGAGATGTTCACAGGACGAACAACCCTATTTCATGGGACATCGTCAAAAGCCTATAAAAACATCATTAACGAAGGACTAAAACCAGGTAAAGGCGGGATAACAAATGTCCTTTTTGATCAAGGTGAATTAGATAATGCTGACGATCTAGTCTATGCGGATCGCAGAAAAGCTTTTGCGCGGGTATATGCGGCGCAAGCATCAGGTCTAGAAGATGCTCACCGTCAAGGTGGTAATGCGCCTAGAGAATGGCTAAGGAGCCAAAAGCGTTTAAAGGACAATCAAAGAGCCCTTAGAGGTCGTTACCGAGGGAAAGTTGCAAAAATTAGTGTCCCATTATGGGATGAGCCATATAAAAGCAAGCTGACGAAAAACCCTGAAATCAAATATCAGGTAAGTAAGGGAGCTAACTCAAAGGCGGCGCACAGGGCTTTTGATGTCCCAACATTTAAAGGCGGACTTGGGCCAGAAGTATTCAAAGACTCCCCGAATTATCGTAAATATTCAGGCAACGAATTTATGAGATACGCGAAAAAACATAGGGGCCGAGTCGGAGCTGGTTTGGCGCTGGGAGCTGCCAGCATTGGTGCTGCGGCTTATGGAGCGAAAAAAGCTGCTGAATTGTTCGGTGTGGGATCAGATTAGGAGATAAGAGATGGCTAAGAACAAAAAAGGTCAAAAAGTTGTTTTTCGGCGGATCAATGGGCGGGTCGTTCCAATCAAGATGAAAGGCAATAGAGTAACGCCTGAAGGACGAAGGCGAGGGTTAAAAGCCATGTCTTCGAAAACAAAAAGTAAGAATTATGACAAAGCTTGGGAAAGCTCTATCGAAAAACGCTCGAAAGGCGACAGACTAAAGCACGCAGGAGCTATGACTGCGCTTGTAGGTGGCGGACTATCCGCAGGTCTTAGTCAGTTTGCGAAAACAGGAAAAGGTAAAGCCATTGCAACCATAGCTGGTTTGGCGACAGGCGGAGCACTCGGCGCTAAGAGCTACAGCGCGAAAACGGTACGCAATGAGGAAAAGTTCCATCGCAATCTAAGGAAAATGACCGATGACCGAATCAGAAATGCACCCATAGTCAAGAAACGGTAAGTCATGGCTGAAAAAGGCGTCATATTTCGTCGAATAAACGGCAAGGTTGTACCGATCAAGGTCAACCGAAGTCGATCAAAGAAGCCGCGAAAAAGCTATTCCGAGCGTGCCAAGGAATCGCTAGGACAGGGTGCGCTTGTCGGATCAGGTTTTTATGGTGCTGCCAGGGGAGCTGACAAGTGGGCTGACCGGCGTATGCGTTCGATTAACGCCAAACTTAAGAATATGCCGAAAAAGCCGCCAAAATTCAGCATGACAAAGCCGACAAGACCCCAATGGGGTGATGAGTTTTTAAACAAAAATACTCCGCTTGGAGATATGGCTCGGCGAGAACACGCCAAGCAATTGCGTGTCTACCGGGAAGCAAAATCGAAATTTCAAGCTGAAAACCGGACCTATAAGCAAGCAAAAGGGACGATTAGAAATCTGCGCACACGTCGGTTTCAGCTTCATAAGATCAAAGGCATTTTGAATCGTAAGGCATTACCTATCGCGATAGCAGCGGGCGCTGCTGGAGCTGCTGAGCACTTTTTGAGGAATGACGACTAATGGCTACTTACCAAGTGAGCTTAAAAGACTTCGCAAAAGAGCTTGATAAGAGCAACCAGCAAGATATCGCTCGCTTTAAAACTGGGGTGCTGCTTGGGCTTTATCGGTCCATGCCAGAGCTCGTGAAATCAAGCCCAGTAGACACTGGTCAGTATGCTTCATCTTGGCGCATCCTTCCGATGCGTGATCGTGTTGTGGTGGGCAATTTCGCGCCGCACGCGCCTTTTATTGAGTATGGTGTAAGGCCCATGGCGCCGCATAAGCCGCCAATTGGACCACTACTAGCCTGGGCTAAGCGGGTGCTGGAAGATCCTGTGACCCCACGAGATCCCAATGACCCAAACGACTACAGCGAAGAAGTGCGAGCCCTAGCGTTTGCGACTCAAAAGAAAATTTCTGAGCAAGGCATTGAACCCAAGCGGGTTATGCAAAACGCCATTCCCATGATGATGGAAAATATCAAAAAGGAGTTAGAACGTGGCAGAAACTAACTCCATAACCGAGGTTATCTTAGAAACCATCGGTATTTATATTAACAACCGCATCCGTTTTGCGGACGTTATATATGGGTGGCCAAGCTACAACGATCCCTTGTCCTTACCTGCCATGAGTTTGAAGGCGGCTGGAGACGTAAATTTCCAGCCGTCTCCTTCTCAGCCGGTTAAAGTAAAAAGCCCAAATTCTGCAACGTCCAAAGTGCTATATCATGCGGGTGATTACATATTCCCGCTTCAAGTTGATATATGGACGAGAACAAAAGCCGAACGCCACGACGTTTACGCAAAGCTGTTTAACGTCTTTCACGGCCAGACTGCTATTATTCAGTCTTGCCTACACTTAACCTTGCCTGAATATCATTCCCAGACGTGTACCTACCATCTACAAAATCATTCCTACCTGAATGACGAGGATGCAGCGATCCGTGGCGAGTGGCGGCTTATGTTCGATGTGATGGCAGATGTGCCTGCCATATTTCAGGATCAAAACGTGCCAATTACGACACAAAAACCCGAGGCGGTTCTTACGACTAGCACGGGGCCGGAATCTTTCTAAAGGAGTTCACGCATGGGTATCTATCGCTCTACCAATCCCCTTGACTGGGGTGAAATTGATGGCATTTCGATTGCTGAAACGGCCCCGCCGCCGTCCGTGCAGGGTGTTGCTGCGAACATCGCCCTTCTGGTCGGTCAATTTCAGAGGGGGCCGTCTGAAGTCTACGAGCCGTCTAATACGCAAGACTTTCTCGAGATCTATGGGAGGTCTAGTTTTGATGGCAACACATCTCTCAAAAATAAGAAATTCGGGCGGCTGAAAATCGCCCGGGTGATTGCAACGGATGCCGCTAAATCCTCGAATACGTTTGACGATGGCTCAACAACGGACATCATTACGTTTACAGCAAAATACAAAGGAGCCTACGGCGACAATATCACCGTCAAAATTGAAGATGGCACCGTTGCTAGTACGAAAACCTACACGATCACCGATGACAACACTGATTCGGTTGTTCAGCCGGAAGTCTACGCCAACATTGCTATTGCGGAGGTGGATTCAGACACGTTTGCTTCTTCAAAGCTTGTTGATGTCACTGTAGAGTCAACCGCGTCTGAGCCGGCAAACGCAGCTGCTACTAATCTTTCTGGTGGATCTGACGGGACCGTTGCTGATACCGACTATGAGACAGCTATCGGGCTTCTCGAGGAAGAAGAAATTGGCAATGTTGTCTTCTTGGATTCGTATAACGCAACGCGAGCGGGATATCTCAAGACACACACAGCCAATACCAAAGACAAAATGGTTATCGTGGCCGGTGCTGAGGGAGATTCCCGGGCCACAGCCGTTACAGACGCCGGAAATTACCGAGACACCGCTGGCCGGATTATCTACGCCTATCCATGGGTCAAAACGACCATTGATGGCAGTGCAACGTACACCAGCCCTGCGTCTTGGCTCGCCTCTGTCATCTCCCAGACACCGCCGCATGTGGACCCAGCCGCCGCAAGGACTCGAGATTTTCTTGTTGGCGCCACAGGCTTAAAGCTCAACCTGGGCCGAACCGATTACGTTGCGCTTAACAAAGCCGGCATAGCCACATTTGAGATGCGCAAGGGCCAGATGAAACTCAAAAACGGCGTTGTGACTCAGATAAGCAACAGCTCAAAGCTCACAATCTTGCGCCGCCGGATGGCTGACTGGCTGACGGCTAGTGCGGCAAATTTCTTCGAAAACTTTCAAAACGAGCCTAACCGGGAGACTGACCGAAACCTCATGGCAGCCCAGCTTTTAGCGTGGGTTGAAGGCCGCGAGCGGGCCGGGATTCTGCCTAAAGATTCTGAGGTGAAGACCGGCAATGCAAAGAAAATCGACCCGGACGTGCTCAACACGGACGCCAGTGTTGCCGCCGGATACAACAAGATTCTGTGGAAACAGCGCATTTACAGCAGCCAACGATTTATCGTCCTCCAGGCGGAGATTGGCGAAAGCGTTGTTGTGACTGAAAGCGAGTAATTTAGGCAACCAGGAGGTAAATTATGGCTGCTTCTATTAGGGGTCATCAGACCGCGTTAAAACTGTTTCGCAATGGTCAGCAGGTTGAACTACTGACGATTACTAGCTTTGACGCAAACATGGAAAGTTCCTTCAATCGGGCTTACTACGTAGGAAATCCCGTTGGTGAGGGTGATCAGAGCGTTGAAGGGTGGTCAGGTACGATCGAAGTTGAAGTCAAAGACGCCACTATTGACGACATGATTGATGCACTGATCACTCAGAATTTGAACGGCGTGGAAGTGGACGAGGCCACCATAGTGGATACCGAGTTCTACGCGGACGGAACTTCGGCGACCTATGTCTATTCAGACGTGCAATTTAAAATGTCAAAACGCCAAAGCGGGCTCCAGGAAAAAGTCACTAAAAGGCTTGACTGGCAAGCATCTGCTAGGGCGCGTGTTTCATAAATCTGACTTGAGGGAGAAGCAATGTCGGATAAAAAGCAACTTTACAAGATCACTTTGGACTCAGACCGAACGATTCTTATCAGACCTTTAACGATTGGAATTAAAAACCAGGCTGTTGAAGCTACAGGGATCAAAGCAGGGCCAAAAGCTTCGGAGATGGCTTTTCAGAATCTTTTGCAAGACGAGATTCTAAAGCTGCTCCTGGTGGAAATCGACGCTAAGAAAATATCGGCAGCACAACGTGAAGACCTGGACGCGCTGTTTTCTATTGATGAGTACATGCAGGTCATGGGCGTTGTTGCCCAAATGCTGCAAAGCTCGGAGAAAAAAAAGGCCCCCAAAGTCGAGCTGGTTTTTACCGACAGCTAGCCTGGATTTGTCGGTATACAAGCTTGCGGCCGGAAGATGTCTTTGCCATGCGCTTTGATGAGTTCACAGTTTTTTGTGATGCGCTGGCAGAGATCCTAAAAAATGAATCATCGGTGGAGTAGCCCATGGCTATTGGCCCGAAAATCTTTGAAGTCGCCAGCCATTTTCGGTTTGAAGTTGGCGCAGCTCTGGCCAGTTCGACTCTTTTAAGTGGATCGGTTGGCAAGATAGCAGACACCGCTGACCAAGCTCAGGCTGCTCTAACGCGGCTTGGTCAATCAGCGTTGTTTAATCTGGGCATTGTGCCAACGGGTATTGCGTCGGCGCTTACAATGTCGGTCAGGGCTGCCGAAAATATGCGAATGGCCCAGGTAGAATGGGCCAACCTGATTTCGATGAACGAGCAGCATTTGACCGGCCCGATTGATACATTCAATCAGAAACTTGTTGTTGCTCGCTCGGTTCTTCGAGATATCAGCATGACGGCTGCCGAGTTTGGTATTCCGGAAGCTGAACTCGAAAAGCTAACCCGAACATTCGGGTATGAATTGACACGCTATGGAATCACCGGAACGAATTTCGAGCTGCCGCTGACTCTTGCCAGAAATCTTCTCAAATCCGCGCCAGCCCTGGGTGTTTATCCCGAACAAGTTTTAAACCAAGCCCGGGATCTTTTCGGCGGTTATGCCACTAGACAAAATACGCTCTTTAATCGTCTCACTGCGGAAACATCTGCAATGACCGGGTTCAAGGGCCGAGGTGGCACAAAGCTATTTAACGCTTTAGAGCTTCAAGAAAGGGTTAGTCTTGTCAACGAAGCAATGGGCGAGTTCTCGCAAAACTCGAAAGTTCTGGAGGAGCGCCTTAACTCAATTAGCGGGCAAATCAACAAGATGCGCTCTATTTTTTCTGGATTTACTGGAATCCTTACGAAGATAGGCGCTGAAATCAGACCTATGGTCATTGATCTGATGAAGGCCGCTAATGAGATTTTTTCTAACGAGTTTAAGGCAATAGCCGGAAACATCGCTGACATGCTCTACCTGGTGCGTCAGAACCCGCGACTTTTCGGTGAATGGATCGTGCAGCTAACCCAACTTAAAGAGGCTTTCCGATTCGGATCTAAGATAGTTGGGATCACCTCGCTTATCGGTGCCATTTTCTGGATTGCTAATCTTCTTGTTGGTGGCAAGGGTATGATAGCGGGCGCGCTAATTACGGTTTTTGGACTAACAAAGCTTATAAAACCTCTCATGTTTGTTATGGGGGCACTAAAGTCTGTTTTTATTAAATTAGTACCTTTTTTCATGATGTTTGTCGTCAAGCCGCTGCTTGCAATCCTTGCTGCGACCGTGATTTTATCGCGAGCAATGGCAAAAGCAAAACTTGCTGACATTGCTGAAATGCCGCGGGTTGCAGAAGAGTGGTCTGCTCTCATGCAACGCACACAGGAGAGCTTATATAAGATCGCCGCGGTGTTTGATCCGTTTGTTGATCTAGTAGCCGAAGTTTTCGCACCATTCTTCCAAGTTGCGACCTGGGAAGATGTTAAGCAATTTCTCTACGAGTATTTAGTTTTAAAACCGCTTGAGTCGGTCGCTGAGGTTCTACACTGGTTCCGAATCAAATGGGAGCAATTCGGCGTAATTCTCAGCTTCACTTGGCAAGCTGTCATCGACTCGATTACATCGTTTAGTTTTGCCGGTTTTGATAATTTCTCGAGCGATAATCTCCGCCAAGCTTTATCTGATGTAATCTTAGATATCGAGAGCGATTTCCAGCGGAGTCTGGAAAATGCCTCGGTCACATCCAAGACCCAGGTCAATATCAATAAAGTCTCTATCGAGAATAAATTCGCAGAAAACGCCCAACCGGATCGTATCGCCTTCACAATCAAAGATCAGTTGATGGATATGGCGGAATCGCGAACCCAGGGGCGTGCTAGACCGCTGCTACCAGTGGTCGGAGGCTAAGAGATGGCAACACTTATACGCGACAAGCTGTCATTTAACAATCAGCAGACAAGGCCAGCCCGTCTGCCAAATGATTTTGACGCATTTGTGCTGTCTGAAGACCTGGGGGGAGATCAGCCCACCGTGGACGATCCCCAGACAATCGAGCTTGTTGGGAACCAGCTCCCACATGTGCCTTTTGAGTGGGGCGGCAGGCTTCGCTACTCAGAAACCAATTACCCGGGCTGGGACGAGCCCACCGTCCAAGTGCTTGGCAATCAAGAAGAGCCAATCACGGTAACGGGCCGGCTTCATGATCGGCGCCAGCAGGCGGATTTGGGCGTTGCCTATGCCACAATGGAAGCTTTAGAAGAGCTGCGGCGCCGGGGAAATATGTTAAAGATCACACTCGGCGAGTGGGTCCGATATGGATATCTCGATCAAACACGCTTTCGGATGAAGACGAAGCGGGATATGGAATATGAGCTTGATATCTTCATTGTGAGCGAGTTCCCGCCGCAACAGTGCCCGCTAGTCGAAGCATCAAAGCGATACCCGTCAGAAGCCAATGCGCGGCTCAAGGAACTAAAAGAGAACCTAGATGACAACTTGCTGGATTATACGACCGACTATCCTCAAGACCCGTTTGACGTAATTAATGACGTGGTCAGTGATGTCTCTGCCGAGATTGCTAAGGTCACAGATGCCGTAGACGCAGCTATCGGGCTGTTTGAGAGCTTTTCACGCAATCTAAACCGCGCTGTCGCACTTGTCGCGTCTGCAAAAGCGAAGCTCTTTCAATACAACCAGCGCATTGGAAAGCTACAGCTTGACGCAAATGTCCGGCAAAAATCTCTCAAAGAGGCCGTCAACTATTCCGGCGTGACCAATGCCTACCCACAAATCAAAAAAGAAAATGTCACGAGCGGCTATAAGAATGTTGAGCGAGCCCTTGTCACAAAACGGCTTATCTATGATGCCCTGGTCGAGATGTTACAGATTGCCACGGAGCTCGATTCGATCATCAATCGGACTCCCAAGGCCCGGCATGTCGTAAGTGATGGTGAGACGCTGCAAACCATTGCTGTTCAATACTACGGAGACGCCAGCTTTTGGTATGTCATCTACAAGCACAACAAGCTAACCCCTGATGCGCTGGCGGCCGGAGACGTTCTGGAGATTCCGAATGTCTAGGTTTTATCCTCAACATGCTGTCACTCTCCGGGTAGTCTGGGAAGACTTCAAGCGCGGCCAGTCAGCGCGTTCGGCTCGGTTTGATAAGATCACAGTCACGGCAGAACGCCTTAGTGTCGAACTTAATGACTACAAAACAGCCGACACCTTCAGCCTGTCACTAGATTATCGCAATTTTCCGTTTGATCCGCGGATTGTGCGGGCAATTGGGGTAACAATCCATATTGAAGATTTGAAAAAATCGCCCTTTTCTGGTGCCAGAATCACTCCTAGCCGCGACAACACGGTATTTATCGGCTTTGTTGATAAGAATCGGATCACGTTTGATTCCGAATCTAATACGGTCAACTTTGAGGGACGAGATAATACGTCACTGTTGATTGATGCGAGATGGGACGGGGGGTTGCTCGATATGGAACAGCTCACCGTCTCCCAAGTTATCTCGGATATTGTCGAGAGCTTGGAGTCTACGAAAGATCTGGACGTTGAAGTCCGAACCAAAACAGGCCAAACGCCAACTTTAGCCGAACTCGGCGGCGGCGGTGGTGGTGATGAGGCGACGGGCTCGACTGAAAAGCTTAAAAACAAACGGTCATCCAAAAAGAATGACACCTATTGGGATGTCATCCAGGATTTAGTGACTCGAGCTGGTCTGATTTGTTATGTCGAGCTTGATAAGTTGATAATCACCGAACCCCGTACACTCTTCAAGAAGTCTACAGCAAAGCAGTTTGTACTTGGTAAAAATCTCACAAAACTCCAATTTAAACGCAAAATTGGCCGTTTCCAAGATATAAATATTCAAGTTTTATCCTACAACCCTCGTTTAACCAATCCTATCGTGAAGGCCAATATCCCAGAGGAAGCAACTGAAGATTTGCGCGAGCGGCTACACCTTCCGGATGGGCCGATCTACATTGAAAAACTAAACCCGAAAACCGGAAAGCCTGAAAAAGAGATCGCCGAAACACTTCTTTTCCGTGTGCCCACAATTCAGAACTTTACCACCAGGGCGAGCGCAAAAGAGGAAGTCATACGGATTGGGGAGGCAATCTTTGAAGAGATTAGCCGCCAGCAGCTAGAAGGTAAGATGTCTACCCGTGAAATGTGCGTCTATGACCGTGAGGGTGTGGAGTTCGATATCACAAAGCTGAGAATCGGAACGCCAGTAGAAATCCAGGTTGACAACGAATATATCACCGGGTTGCGCGCTGTAGATAGCGAAACCAGACGTTACAATTACCTTTTGGCCCGGGGCTATGAGCCCAAAGTGGCAACCGTCCTAGCAGAGCTCTTGGGGGGATATCAGACACCTTTTTACACTAAAGCTTGCTCGTTCAATTTTGAAGCGAACGAAGGTCTTACCGTCAATATTGATTTCGTTAATTTCATTGATATTGACTATGTGAAAGTTTTTAACACCGATTTATCGGGCGTTTTGCCATGATTGAAGTTTTCAAATATCTCATGTCTCGCGATGATATCACGTTAGGCGTGGGGCAAATCACAGAAGTAGACAACCCGCAGAACAACGGCTGGCTTGTCAAAGTCAACGTTTTTCCAGAGGAATACGAAGTTGTTGGATTAATGTTGTGGCCTAAGAGCTCCCAGGAGCCTCCCGAGGTCAGTGATGTTGTGTGTTTGCTTATGCCCCAAGACAACACTGAGACAGTGCTTTGTTTTGGGGCTATTCGCAACGCCAACAAACCTGTTCACGCCAGAACAATAGGCGGGGAGTGCGTCCTGGGAGCTATCCAGGGCAAAAAAACCAATATTGTCTCAGATACCCGAGTCAATATCGGTCGCGGGGGAGAAACGGAAGAGTCCGAGCCCCTTGTTCTGGGCAACATTTTAAAATCAGCTATGTCTGATTTATATGCGTCTCTGGATAGACTGGCGACCAACTTATCAAGCTTGAACGAGGTTGTTACGTCTTTAGATAGCTCACTAGCTGGGGGAGCTAATAGCGTAACACTAGCAGCTATAAAAGCAGACCTACAAGCTATGACTGATACTGATTTACCGGCAGATGAATCTGAATATTTGGATACTGCGAGCACAAACATTGTCAGCCAAATCGGCTTTACTGAGCGAGGGACAGAATAATGGCTGATTTAATGGGCATTGATCTTAAATACACACACGAGAGCACAACGGGCGATCTTGTGACAATTGACGGGATAGAGAACTTCAAGCGGGCTTTGATTCGCCGCTGGATCACACGACCAGGAGAATTTGTTTATAGGCCGGGATATGGGGCGGGTTTGGTTGACTATGTGAACGAGATTCCCAATCTCGCGACCCAGAAAAGAATTTTTAAATTGATCCAGGAGCAGGCCCTACAAGATTCACGCACCGAAAACGTCAAATCGGTCGCGTTTGACTCGGATGATGACAATCCATCGCTGGTCAAAATCACAGTAAGAGTGAAAGCCAAAGGCTATGGCGACGTTGATATAGCCTTTACACCATTTAAGCTGTCAGACCCAATTGAAGAAGCGGGGGGATAAATGCCGACTCTAAGAAGCGCAGAAGACTATTACAAGATATATAAAAACGCTGTCCGCTCTTCTGATACCGAAGGGGCCAAGCTGAATGACTTCAGCGATGGCTCAATCAATGACATGCTTGCCAGTGCCGGCGGGCTGATGGGTTCTGAGCTTGCTACGATAATTGTCGAAGAGTTCACCAAGACGCTTATCGCGAATACGTCCGGCGACGATCGCGACGAGCTGGTGACAGACCACTACGGAGATGATTTTGCCCGTCTTGGGCCGCAAAAAGCGGTCGGTATCGTCAAGTTTTCTCGGCCAAATGATTCGGCTGGAACCGTGGCAATAGCAGCGGGAACAACGGTCGAAACAACACCCGATTCGGAAGGCAACAAACAATCGTTTGTGACTCTGTCCGATGTCAATATGGTCGGCACAACGGTCTATGCCTCAATTGAGGCTGTGGAGGCCGGGCCGGAAGGTAATGTGGATGCGGGCGATATCAACGTCATTGCTGACAGCCTGTCAGATGGATCTATAACGGTTACAAACGAGGACGACACAAGCGGCGGTGCTGATACTCAGACAGATGCGGAGTATTTGGACTATGTGGGCCAACTAATTAATCAGCTACGCGGTGCCACGTCTCCGTCGATAAAGTCTAAGCTTGAGTCTGTACCCGGTATTGAAAAAGTTACGGTCGTCGAGAGCTATCAGAAGGTCAAAAACTGGAATGAAGTGTCAGGATCAACAGAAGGATCAGCTTACACCATCGTTTCGACCATCGCTTACATTGCTGATGCGAACGGTACAGCGAATGACGCCCTGATTGCCAAAGCAGAGGATAAGGTGACCGCAGAGAAAGCTGCCGGCGCTAATATCACGATTACAGCGGCTTCCGCCTCGAGTCTAAATTGGCTGGCTGAGATCACGCTGAACCCGGGCGGACCCAATTACGCCGAGCTGTCAGCAAACACGGAAAAAATCGAGAACACCATGCGCGAATACATCGAAGATCTGGCCATTGGCGCTGATTTCGATCGGGAGACAGCAAAAATCCATGTCCTGGGAGTTTGGGGCTCGGACGGAACAAACGATTTGACCGCATTTGAGACGCTTACACCAACCGGCGATGTAGCAACGGCGAGTAACATCAAGCTAATTCCGGGAACCATCTCGATAGACTGAGGTAGCCTATGCCTTTGAGAACTGCACTAACAGAGTCACAATGGTATGACAAAGCCCTGGGGGCGCTGCCAGACTGGTTTCTAAAAGATATCGACGCCTCGATTATCCGCGCTCACCTGCGCGGGCTTGCTTCAGTGCTCTCAACGGTCGAGCAAGATCTTTATGACCACATTGACCAAACCT